ATGGGGTGCATTATTATCCCCAAAGTAATATTTATAGTAACCTAATTTTTGTAGCTTGTTAGCAGATTCTTGTAACTTTTTTAATCTCTGAACAAATATCATAGCATATTCTTGCTGAACAATGGGCTCAAAACTACCGTCGTCTATTGTTTCATTTGTTTCGTCGGTTGGGTGAAAACCCATTACCCATATATCTTCGTCTATAAACATTTTTTCAGAAATAGCTTCATTTAGGTCAACTAAATAATTGTGAAATTTTTCTGGATCTTCTTCATACGCTAAGTCTACTAAAATAATAACCTCGTACTTATCTTCAAAAGTAGAAATCAAAGAGTATAAAGATTGATAACCGGGATCATATTTAAAAGAAATACCGACGGTTTCTTGGCCCCAGGCTTTATTTGCGTAAGCGCAAACAGGTAAGTTGCCACATTCTTCGTTCGGAGTTTCTAAAGCATATTGCGACCATTGTTTAATTTCGTCGCAAATTTTTCTTTCTAAACCCGTGTAAGAAACGTGGCGCATAACTTACCTTATTTTTTAAGCATGAAATACCGTCATAGTATTAAACGTAGCAACGGTATACTGCACATAAATACCACTAGCAAAAACTACACCCTCGTCCGGTATAGTTAAATCCCTGGTTACAGTAGCACTTGCTACCGTTCCTACTTTATACAAAGAAGTTCCTGTAGGAGAAGTAGTTAAAAAATCTAACACGCCTGCGGTAGCGGTACAAACTAAATTAATACCTTGAAATCTAGCTCTCCCAGCAAAAATTACGTCGGCTGCCGCCGCGTTAACACCTGCTGAAACATTTCCTGCTGGATTACCTACTGCAGATATACCGGTTACTGTTTTAAAATACTTACTACCGGTAGCTGTACCAGCATTTGCACCTGTTATAGATTCTGTTTGAGAATCACCATTAACATCAGTGCCTGTTACAGTAAATGATATACCGGAATCGTCTCCGGCAGATAAAATAGTTACTACTCTACCTGCGTCAAAAGTACAAGAACCGCCAGAAGCTAACGCACCACCTATAGTGAGTGCTGCATTGTTACCAACTGACGCTGCTGCAGAAATTCCATCAGCATCCAAAGCTTGAGTGTCGGCGGTAACGTGTACTGCTTTTACATCTGAACCAGCCATAATTCACTCCTTACCCAAGATTCATGTTAATTAAAGAATACTCAGTGTTAGCCGAAACCGCCATTACGTCACCAACTTCTTGTAGTACGTTATCAGTTGCTGGTGCAACACCGCCTGCTGTACCGCCAGAGCGAACTGCCGCATTACCTACAACTAAAGTACCTACAGTAAGAAGTGCCGCCGGTCCCTTAATCACCGCCCAACCAAAGTAGTCAGCAGTCATATCAATAACAGTAGCTCCCATTAACGCACCTGTTTCAGTTGCTGGTGCAACAATAAGGTTTGTGTTCGGGTTTTCGATTAAAGATAATTGTGAGCTTGTTGTTAAAGCAGTTACGAGTGCGTCATAACAAGTAATAACTACAGAAGGATCTGCTGAATGATCGTGTGCTGGATTAGATTTTACTCTAAGCATTTGACCTTCACCATTTACGTCATTTACCCAAAGATAACCGTCTGCGTATTGATTAAGTGTTAAATCAGTTCCACCAGTTTCTACAGATATTGCAGTTTCACCAGCATCAACTGCGGCTGTTGCTGTCATGTTAGCGTGATCAGAAACGACTGCTGCGTGTTGCAAAAGTTTACCAGCAGTTACTGCTGTTCCACCAATTTCAACGTAACGATAAACATTGTTACCATAAATTAATGTACTTCCTAGTGGAAATAACTGAGTTGCGCTTTCAGCGTATGGGTTAGCTGTGCCGTATTGACTACCGCCTTTACCTACGATTAAATCAGCCGGTCCGTAACCAGTTGCCGCTGCGTATTGAATATGTCCACCAGCATCATTGTAGAAATTACCGTCTGCATTAACCACCATGCCATCAGTGACTGCACCTGTAGTAGAGTTTATATCAATGGTCTTAAAACCATTTTCGGACCGAACTGGTCCATTAAAAGTTGAATTTGCCATATTACTTTCCTCAAAAGAAAAACTTTATCGTCTTGGCTTGTCTGCTAGGTCAGTCGATAAAGAAAATTTACCCTAGTTCTAAATTACTTTTTAAATATACCTTAAAAAGAAAAAGGCGGCAAGAAGCCGCCTTTCTTTATAGCTCAATTTTAAACTAAGCTCCTGGGGTTCCAAACACAGAGCGCCAGTCAGAAACTCCGAAACTGTAACGCTCTCTAGCTTTAAAGCGAGAGTTTCCAGTATCAAAGTCCCCTTCCATCGCAGTGCGAATAGGAGTTCTTTGGAATAGTTTAAAACCATTTGGCGCATCAGTTTTGATGAAAAACGCATCAGTATCTGTCAAGAAGTGGTTTACAACCGCTCCTTCGGGAAGCATACCCATAGAATTTACTGCGTTTACATCATTGTCTGAAGATCCTGGTCGCAAGTTTGAAGCGATAAGGCGCTCTGCAATAAACTGTAGCTCTTTAGGAATGATTAATTTCATTCCACGAACCGCAATTTTAAGACCGCGCTCGTCTGTTAAACCTGCAATATCAATCAACATTTGTTCCAAAGAAGTTTCATTTAGGTCTGAAGCCGTTGATAAAAGGTTTCTTTGGTTTCCGCTGATTGATGGGTGAGAAGAAGAACAAAGTGCAGCACCGTCTCCTACTGGACTGCTAGTAGAAAAGGCGTTGTTTAATATCGAAGCAGCTTTGATCTGTTTGGATTGACTCATAGATCGTGCTAGTGCGCGTGTGTAACGAGCCGCTAAACGGTCATATAAGTTATCTTCAATCGCTTCTTCTGTAATACTGAAAGCTAACGCAATAGTTTCATGCGTGTAACGTGCAGTAAATGTTTCTTGCGCATCATCAAAAGAAATTGCGCTTCCTTCGGCTTTAACCGGTGCGGTTCCAAAGCCTGAAAGCATTGTTTCTTCCTCGAACGCTCGATCAGAAGTTTCAGTTTCAAAGATCTGTTCGTGTTCTTTTTCATATCTATCATACTCGAGTCCGAATAAAGCATTTAATCCGGGTTCGAGCTCTTTCGCTAGTTGTGCTCTTGAAATAGCCATTTTTTATGCCCTCTTGATTAAATGCCGGTTGAATCCGCAGTAGTCTGCGAATCAAATCGACGAGTTGCTGCATTAAAGTGTGCGTTTAGTCTTACTAACAACGGAATACCCGCTGCAGAAAAGTCACTATTCGCGTCATCATCTACAATACCTACAATACGCAACGGTAGTGTTGCTGTTGTAGCGATTGAAGATACGCTTAATGCTGAGTTAGAACGCCCCGTATCATCAGAACCTGTACGGGCAGAAGTACCAAGTGTAGCGTTTGCGAACACGCCTGCTAGAGCAGTTGCTCTATTAGTAAGCGTAGCATCAGACGCAACTTGGAATAATTGATTTGGGTTATCAGCTACAAACGCTTTTACAGGATGATTTGTATCAACGCTGACGCTGTTAGATCCCGGCCAGTAGTTTAGAAAAACTGGCTTTTTCTTAACGGAGTCATGGTACATAACGCCTGTTAGGACACCCAAAGCTTGCGTAGTTCCACCGCTTGTAGCGCCAGCAAAAGTAATTACACCAGCCGCAAGTGGGACTACAATACCGTTTTGGTATATAGCATTTGTGTTGTCGGAAGCAATTTCATACTCGGTTACACCAGTAGAATTAGTAGCACCCCCAACAAGTCCAACAGGGCGAAGACCATAGGCAGTTTCTTGATTTGCCATTTTATTGTCCTCAAATTAATTAAAAATTAGCCCTACGTTTTTTTGCGTGGGCCACCAAAAGTTACTCTTGATTGACGGTCGGGTTTAGTGATCGCCATAGTAGAGTGTGCATTTTCTCGCATCATATCGTGATCTACAGCTTCTAATTGATCTGAGTGTCTTTTTGTAAAATACTCATTTCTTTCTGCTACTGTCTCTAACGGTATTCTAGCGAGAAGTAATCCGCCTACTCCAAACACACCTTCATGTTTTCCCGATTCAACTACGGGCGCTTCAAAATCTGGATATTCATCTTGACGAACAAGTTCGTAACCTTCTCGAATCCTTGCCGAAATATTGGACCTATCTTCTTGTCCTCTAGCTTCCGCTCGAATCCAACGATGTTGATATCCTTCTGGTGCAGGTGGTGCGTCTAACATTGACGGTGGACGCCACGGCTTACGCCTTGTCGCGGCACTCCTAGTTTCTTTTGCACGGGCAGAACGTTGAACATTTTTTACTTCTTCAGTAGTTTTTTTAATATCTTCAGTCATAATAGTCACTTATCCTTTCACGTGTTTGGCGTATTCTTCTAGTGGCACACCCAATTTTTTAGCAATAGCTACTTGGCTTGGTGTGAGTCTAACCTTGTTGCGCCCAGCTTTACTTCCTCGCGAAACTCCAGCAACTGTTTGGGCGGTTTTTTTGCTAGTTTCGTTTTTTCCTTCATCAAACTTGTGAGAAAACTCACTTTTTATTCGTTTGTCTAATTCATCATAGTATGAATCAGACTTAGGATCAAATCCTTCTTCTTCAACTAATTTTTTGTGAATACCAAAAGCAGCAAAAGTCATGGTGTAATCACTCCCAAACCAACTATTTTTAGAAGCCCAGTTTTCAGCTTTTGGATCAGGCGGAGCTTTCTGAACTTCTTGTTGTGGAGCTTGGGTTAACGCCTCACTAGCTGCTTTCTGTTGTTGTTCTTGTTGAGTTTTAGCTTGGTTGTAACGATCTTCTGCCACGGCTAATTGAGTTAACTTTCTTTGTGCTTCTACTGTAGCTTGAGAATCACCAGTTTCTACCGCGTTTTTTAAAGCAGCTTCAGCTTGGGATTGTTCGGCAGTAATCCTACTTCCGTACTCAGTAATGTAACTCTCGTCTAAAGTTTGAAGCCGGGATTTCATTTTTTCCGCTTCAGACTTCATAGATTGTGCATAACGAACCGCTTCTTCACGTTCACGTTCAGTATCTTTCACACGTTTAGTTAATTTATTAATTCTTTTCTGAACAGACTTACCGTATTGTTCTTGTTCTTGTTCAGTTTGAGAGGGTTCTTCAGCGGTAGTTTCTTCTTTTAATTCAGCAGCATCGTCACTTTTTATTTCAATCTCTACTGTTTCTTCGGAAACGTCTAAAGGAATCTCATTATTTTCTACTTCTGTTTCTTGTTGCGCTTCTGTAGCAGCCATAGAACTGTTCCTTTTTAGTTATGTAAGATGTCTTCGGGGTTTTTAATGGTGGCTAGAATTTCATCATCGTTAAGAATACGAACTTCGCCACCTTCAATTTTAAATCTGGAACCAGCATACCGTGCAAAAACAACCCATTGTTTCTCCTCGCACCATGCTCCAGTTGGAAACTTTTCTTTGTCTCTATAAGCCAATGGTCCTAGTTTTAAAACATAACCAGCTACGGTCTGTATTTGTGTTTCATCCAGAGTGTTTTCGGCCAGTAATATCCCACCTTTTGTAGCTTTTGGAGGTCTATACGGTAGTATAAGCATACGCCAGCCGGTCGGAGTGGGCAGACGTTCTAATACGGGTTGATCTATTAAGGAAGGGTCTAACGTTTTTTCTTTTGCTTCAACATAAAGCGATTTTAATAAGTCTTTTTTATTTTCTTTTTTCTTTACTGCAGCTTCAGCCATTTAGCTTCTCCTGTTTTTCTAGCATATTAGAGAGTTCTTGGCGTACTAAATCTAAGCCATTTAGCTCTCCCATAAGTTCACGATATTGTTCCATGTTTTTTATTCCGTTATTTTCCAAAAGATCTTTTATCTGAGTTCGTCTTTCTCGAATAACTTTTAAAACAAACTGAACAACATCTATATCATCCATATCTGGATCCCAATATTACAATATATCAAACTTGTTTCCAATCTTTACCTTCAAATAACAAAGACTCTGCGGTTCTTCGTCTAACTAAACCGTGTAAAACTTTACCAGCAGCTTTATTCCATCTTTGCATTTGTTCTGGAACTTCGTCATATTTTTCTTCATTAAGAACTTTAAGCATGGTGCTTGACTTTAAGTTTCCAGCGCCTAAGTTAAAAGTCCATGCAACAAGAGCATCAAATTGATTTTGGTTTAAATCAACCGTAACTAAGTTATCAATGTGATCTTCAAACTCTTTTAAATCTTGTTGTAACAACGCCTCTGCTGTGTCCTCGGTTATACTCATAGACTCAACTACATTTCTTGTATGCCCATAACCTATGGTCAAAACATCAGCACTGCATAAATAAGGTTCTAAACGACAACCCTCAAACTTTTTAATTAAAGAAATACCTTCTGCTGAAGTTTTCACTTTTTTGCCTTTTTCTTTTTTGGGGATGTTTTTTTCTTTTCCTTTTTCTTTTTAGCGGTGTACTCGTTTTGTTTTTTCTTAACAGTCCACGCTTCGTTTACATCAGGCGTAGTAGGGTCGTCTGCAACAAATCTTCCTTTGCAATCTTTGGTGCGAACTTTTTCCCCTACTTCTTCTTCAATTTTAGGTGCTTCTGCAACTTTGAACAGTGATTTTAACCAACCTACTAAACTCATAACTACTCCTTTTCTTCTTTATTTAAATTTCTGTAATACTCGTTTATAGACAAAATTTGTCTTATGTATCGCTTGACTTCCGCAATATTGTTAGACAAATTTTCATAACCCTTGTTTGTTAAAGCCTGGGCCGGCGCTTCTTGATTTTCTAAATCGTTTAAATATTCTTGCATTGTTGCCGGCGTTAATACGGTCCATTCAACCGGCATAGCTGTAATTTGATTAGGTAAAGGCGGGTGGTACATTGGCGCAGGTTTTTCAATAGTGACAATTTCAACCGGTTTTACTTCGGGTGCAGTAAAACGAGAATCGAGAACAGAACAACCGCTAAGAAGTGCTGTCAGTATCAGTGTTTTTAGTATCTTCATTAAATTGTTCTGGATCAGTAATTTCTTCTAGTTCTTTCCCTACTTTAGCTGTTGCCCTATTTACAATACGTTCTATTAGTCCGGGTTTAGCCATAGATAACACATTTAAATCATGCTCTGCAAACTTTTGTTTTAAATTATTTACTTGTACTTGCGCAGCATTGTTTGCCAAAGTAAGTTCAGATATTTTTAATTTATTTTGTTTTTCGTTCTCTAAAAAATTTTCTATCTCTTGGTTTTGTTTTTGAATAGAGTTTTCTAACAAAAGTTGGTTATCCATAGCTAATTGCAATTGCGCAGTCAAAACAGCTTTTTGAGCTTCTGCACGATCGTAGTAAAGTTTAAAAGAAACGATAGAAGTTAAGAGTAGTGTACCTAGAATTGCCGATATTTTTAAATTCATGTTTGAGAGTATATACAACTTTTTAAAGATAATATACAACTTTATCAGAATTGTCCTTAATTAATATTGATTGACTGTAATTGTCTTATTACAGTTTGTTGTGCAATCTAAAGTAACTGTATAGTTTTGATTAGTAGAGCCTGACTGCGTTGCGTTTACTGTATAACTGCCTTGCTTTACTAATATATTTCCTACATGAGAACCTACACCGCTTTGTGTTAGGTTTACTGTATTATTATCTGATGGATTGTTCCTAAACTCTATATCTCCATCTTTCGCACCGCTTCCTGATTGCGTAATCGTGGCATCATTGTTGTTGCAGTTGCCACATGACTTAATATAAGCGTTATGGTTACCTGTGCCTGATTGCGTAATTGTCCATGCTGAGTCATCACCAAATGCTCTCATTTTTGCATAGAAGCTATTACCTGTTTGCGTGATGATATAGACATTATCATCACCTTGCATATATATTTCGCCATAGTTACTGTTGCCTGTCTGAACTATAGTAGCAATATTATCATCATCATCTAAATCCAAATACCCAGTATTATTATTACCATTTTGAGTAATGGTATATTGG